GACATCAAGTCTCCTGACTTAAACATGTCTTTTTTCTTTTCCCAAAACTCTTTAAGCTGGTCTCTACCCTCATTATCAAAACCCACCTTGTTTGCCATCTTAGTTAAAAGAAGAGAGCTTTGCATATAATCCGTTGGGATGCCGGATGATAGTGCATAGCTAGAGCCCAAGGCTTGAGTATCCGAGCCTAAAACCCTCGCTTTAAATTTTGGGTAGTTCGGGTGTTCTTTTATGTCTTTAGCCCATTTGTAAACTAAGTAGTCTTTTTGCGGAGGCATAGGCATACCGAAAGCGTTCCACAGACGCTCGTCGGTTCGAAACTCTTTTAATACCTTATTTAAAGTAAGCTCTTTACCACCCTTCTTGAGCTCAAACAGTTTCCGCATCGTTTCAGTACCTTCAAGCTTCTGAGATATGGGATCGTTTTGTGTAGCGAAAGACTGAGGGATCAGATCATCATCCCCTAGCTTTTTAAGATCTTCATCGGATGCGGTTTCTTCTTCTTCAACTTGGACTGTCTTGGCTTGATCCTTGTTTACTACAGAATCTGTTTCCTGGTTATCCATGGAGCCTTCAGGAGCGTCACTCTTAATAAAGCTCTCAAAGGAAGATGTGTGAATCGTAGGATCTTGTTGTAAAACATTAGAGGCATTCAACGAATTTTTGGAAGACTCTTCTTCATCAAACCCTCGACCAACGGCCAACATTACACGGCCTGCGTCATAGACTGCTTGGATAACGGGTTGAACCTGTTTGACCATGGCGTCTACATCAGGGTAACCATTTTTCCAGAGAGTGTTGGGTTCAGATATACGCCTTGTTTTTCCGTTCTCGGTTATCGTGCGCTCAATCTCTTCCGATTGGTTTTTCCAGCCGCTCTTTTTTGGGTCCGGGGCGGGCACAAACTCAAAATCCTTTTCGATCTTTAATAACTTGTATACCTCAAGCATGAAGTCATTCCATACATAGGGAAGAATACCTCCGGCCGGTCCGCCCGGTAATTGTTTTAACATCCCGTTGTCTACCTCCGAAGACGGAGTGTACTGCAAAGCTAAGAGTGCATCTTTTAATCCAGCCTTACCTTTCTTATTCCCGATATTATCTAAAAGATATCGAACAAATTGAGCGGGGCTGACGGAATTTCCTGAAGAAACACCAATCGTGGAAATGGAATCCTGAGCAACCATAACCTTACGGATTTCATTAATAAGCTCAGGCTTGTTCTTGATGAAATCCTCGCGGGCAATCTTTTCGGTTTCCTGATCAATGACATGACCGTTTGCCTTTTTCCAAAGACCTTTGACTCTTTTGACCTTCAGCTTTTGACCGTTGGCCCTTGTTATTTCAAATAGATCAATGTCCTGATACTTTTCATCCTGCATCACTTCAAAGGACTTCTTTACAATTGCCTCATCCAGACGCCTTTCTAAATCTCTCGCTAGGTCTGGGTTAGCCTGCTCGGAACCGGAACCTGTACCGAAGGTCACACGCTCTGGATCAAATTTATCAACTCTCCCCTTTGCGAAAAGAGACAGCACATCAACACCTTCGTCCGCACTGCCACGAGCAAATGCACCATGGCCATTACCTGCTTTTACAGTACTGGTTGCTTTCTCTCCTTGAGCAAAGAATTCATAGTCCTCGGGAGATGTAACGCTCGCGCCCCACTCTTTTGCCGCCTGAATAGTTTCTTCTGCAGTCTTCGCTTCGTATTGTTCTTCGTAAGATTTTTGAGCTTCTTTTTGGAGCTTTTCAAATTCTTCCTTAGCCTTGAGAATATCCTCTTCGGTTATACTTTCGTCCTTCTTAAGCTCTCTTACTACAGAGTATAGGTTATTGCGAAGAGCCGATTTTTTTGCCGGGTCTAATTTATTCCAGGCTTCTACACTTGATGACCAGGAAGGGTCTTTTGAAAGTGTTTCCTTTTTAGTACGACCAACTCCAGGGCCCTGTTCTGAGGCAATATCCTCTGCCCAAATACCGATAATCTTTTTAACCGCTTCCGCTTTTTCCTGATAAAAGAAATACTCAGTCAAGCTCTGGCTCCATTGCTTTCCGCCATGTAACTGAGGGAAGAAGCCACCGGTCTCTTCACCTTGGAAAGACCCGGGCTCATCGTAGTCAAAGAATAATGATTTTAACTGCTGCCTTAATCGAGCAACACTACGCTCGGCTCCTGCTCTCTGCTCGGAACCTTCTTCCATATCCTTAATGAGTTTTTCATACTCCGCGATATCCTTGGTCATCTCATGAGCTCTTCGCTCAATAAGTTGGTGATATCTTTGTTGCTTGGATCCGCGAATATCACGGTCGTCAAGGATTTCGAGAGATCTACCAGTAGCTAATTCATAGACCGTCATCTCGGGAAGTGTCAGACGGCTAAGCTCACCACTGGTAATATTTCGGTTATTTATGCCGTCTGCTTTATCCTGCTCTTTCAACCGGAATAGCATCATGGCTGCGACTGAGGTTCCATTCTCAGACTGAAAAAATATACGGTCTCCTTCTTTATATCTACGACCCCCTATTGTTTCAGGGAGTGCAGCGGATGCACGAACAGCATCAAGAAGATCGAGATATTCCTGGACGGTTTTATCTCCGAACCAAGGGAGTTTATCCGTAAGCTTACGGCCGTAAGCAAAAGGATTAAAGCTTTGGTCTACGCCTGAACCAAGGGAGGTTGGGCCCGGGGTTCTCTTGGTGACATTTGTAAAATCTGGGCTTGTCCCATTTGGTAAGTTATTGACTGAATTATTGATAAGCGACTGTGCTCTTATCACACCTTCTAACGCGGAGTCTTTAGCATCTATACCTAGAATCCTGCGAAGGATGTTCATGAGTACATCAAAGAAATTATCCGGTTTGTCTGAGAATAAGATGCCGTATTTCTTCTTCTGCTCGCTATCTAACTTTAAGTCACTTAAAATTCCTTGGGTATATCTATCGGTGATCGCTTCTGTTAAGAGCTCTGCGGGACTGTAAAGATAATAACCATGCCCAATCCGAGGGATTCCATAGCTTTCGTGATTATTGTACATATCCACTAGGTCTAAATACATTTCAGTAAGGCCCTCTACCGCAGCCGCCCGATCTTTCTCTCTTTTAGTTTTTGCTTTTGTTTTTTCGTAAGGTATGACGAACTTTTTCCACTCCTCTACACTAGTTGCGTCAATCTCCTTAGCAGGACCCATCGGTATCTCAACACCTAAATCTGAGTCAATATAGGGCTCTTTGTTATTGGCGTAATAACTAAGCTTAACCCCCGCTTTTTCCGCCCTGCTTACAGCATCTACATTAAACATGCTGAGAAAACTATCCCCTAAAGCATGAACTGACTCGTGGAGAAAGGTTGAGGTGAATTGATTAGGGCTGAAGTTTGGACTATAAGGGGCTTCACTTCTGTCAGTGAACTTTTCGTTCATCAATAGGACGCCGGTATCCCCATCTTTTCTAAACTCTTTTTCCAAAGTGCCCGACTCACCTTGGCTAATATCATCTTTACTGTAGTTGAAGTATGTGCCGAAGGCATTTGTTTTATCAGAAAATGCTACTAATGTATTTGCTACTACGGGATCTCTCTTAGCTTCTTTTAGTATAACCCCAGACAGAGCTTTGTAATAACTGATTTCTTCTAAAGTAACCCCCGCTGCGTCCGCCTTAGGTTTAGTCACGCCGCCTCCTAAATAAGCGGTCTCCTCACTAGTTTGCTCCAATGCTCCTAACTCTAGAAATAAAGATTCAAGTATGGTAGTCAGCTTGGCACTTTCGTTAGTATCGAACTTGTATTTTTCAATTAACCTAAAAGTTTCTGGGTAAACATCCTCGGTGGCTAAATATATAGGTGTCTCAGATGTGGGGCGGGCGCTCCCTCCCCCGGCGTTGAAGGTTGCTCGATTGCCGGGATCGAAAGGATTAAAACTTTGGTCTACGCCTGAACCAAGGGAGGTTGGGCTATTCGCTTTTAGCTCTTTACCAATTTCTTTAGCGGTTTTACCAAACTTTTCTAGGACTAATGCATCCAGGTCATTTTTTAAGATGTTTAATGCTCGGTTATCCGCACCGTATAAAACTGCCCGTCCATTTACATCAACCTCAAGACGTACTTGCTCACCATTTCTTTCAAAAGTTTTTTCGGAACTGGATATAGGATCAATCATTGGGCCCGGATCGACTTCTACATTCGCCTCGACCTTCTCCTTCGGCTTTTGACCCTCGGCCTTTGCCTCTGGCTCTGGGCTGTTTAGTCTCCAGTTTGTGTATTTGAAAAGATATGCCTGAGAGTCAGAGAGTCCCTGTACCTCAACCCACTTTTTTGCACCACGCTTACCTACCTGCATCCAAATCGGAGTTTCTCTGTCCAAGCTAGCAAGCTGACCTAGTGTATACCGCTCAAAATTTTCTTTTTGAAAACCTTTGTTTTCTTTTGTCGGAAACCCGCCCGGACCCACATATTTATGATACAAAAAATGCGGGGTATCCATCCAATCAATTGTTGCTTTCTCCGGCTCGATTGCATCGCGGTATTCGCGGAGCATGGTGAGCTTTTTGTCGATCTCGCTGATCTCAGCATCAATCGCTTTGGTATCGGCCTTTGGGGCTTTGGCCTCGGCCTTTGGCTTTGGCTTTGGCTCGGTCTTTGGCTTTGACGCTGTCTTCTTTGCGGGGGGTTTGGATTGGTTATCCGGCTCTCTCCAAAAACTTACAAACCTTCTTTGCTTTTCATTTAAAGCTTTAGAAGCTGCCTCTTTATCCGCTTTTACATAACCATAAACTTTAGGATCAAGGCGCTTTCTTACAAATTTGTTATCGTCGAGCTTAGGAGCATTAACCCACTTGCCATCTTTCCACTTTTTCCAGTTTCCTTGAGGACTGCGAAATACAACAACCCATTTGCCTGGAGGTAGAGATCCTTTTTTGTCTTGAGCGGAGCCCAAGGCTTTTACTTTCTCATCAAATACTTTTTGGGTGATCCCACCATTTAATCTCTGCTTTTCGAGATTTAAGAACTCTTTTCGGGTTTCAAGCTCAGCAATACGGGTGTCAATTGAGCCGACCGCAAAAGCGACTTGTTGCTCGTATTTTGCAAATGCTTCGACAACACGCTGGCCGTCCGGTGCTTTGCCGCTGGACACATCTGCTAGGTCGAAGGCCGCAAGTGCACTGGAGAAGATAGCCCCATCCATCAGACTATTTAGTCCCATCATTTCGGCTATGATTTGAGAATAGGATATATCTCTTTCGGATACCGCACTACCTTCTGACTCAAGCTCTTCAAATAGCTTTTTCTTAACTTCGGCAGCTTTCTTATTAAAAGCTTTCTCATCCATAGCCAAAGTTTTGATGTCTGAAACTTTTTTACTGATGTCTTTGAGGTTTTTTAACTCCTGGGTAAAAAACTCTTTCTGCGCCTTTTCTGCCTCTGCCTTCGTATCAAATAATCTGGGTGCTCGGGGCTTTCGGGTTCCGGGCTGTCTTATTTTAAGTTCAAACTTACCACCCTTTTCAATAATCTCAGCTCCGGGCATCAGGTACTGAACCGGTATAACTCGGGCCTCAAGTTGCTCCTGGTCTCGGTCGACATCTTTCTCGATCTTCGCAACCTTCCGAGTCTTAGTTGCTTTTACTTGGTTTTTAATAACTTCTTTATTGGAAGGGTCAACCTTTGGGGTTACTTCGGACTCAACTGCCTTTTTGACAGGTTTAACCCTACCCTTCTCATCAAGAATTGGTTTAGGCTTTTCCTTAGAACCTTCTCTTGGTTTTGTTTCTTCAACTTCAAGAAGCTCTTTTACCCCTTGCTGAGCATCTGATCCTTCAAGTTTCTCATAGACCTCGGCAGTTTTTACAGCGTCTTCGGCGGCAACCCGGCCTTTAGCAATAGGAGTAGCCATTTCTTCGAGCTCAAGCTTGGTGTAAGCCGACATGTCTGTAGGCAAAATCTTTTTGTCGAGCATCTTGTTAACCGCTTCTGCTACCTGCTTTGCTCGGGCTTTACCTTCTGTCTGTGCAATGATTCCAATCTTGCGCATCATTGAATTCAGAGCTTCATCATCACCCATTTGTTGAATAGGTGTCTTGTTATTAAAAAATAACTCAGACATTCCTGGGCGTTCATGATAGTACTCACCAAAACTTGGGTCGGTTTGCTTACTATACCCATTGGTACTGAAGCCCATTTTTTGTAAGATCAGTTGATTTAATTTAAACTGCTGCTCTTTTGTTCCGCCTGTGGTCTTTCCACCCACAAACTTTTCCATCGAGGGGTGAATTACCTTTGTTAAAAAGTTTTGATACTCAGTCTTGATTGAGGAATCTATATTTCTGCCTGCAAGAAGACTGGCCCACTGATATGAAAACCACTCCTCTGCGCGAACCTTGGCAGTCATTCTTTTGTTATTCCAAGCACGATCTACCTGAGCTTTTTGAGCACCGTCAAGCTGACTGTATTTTTGCTCGGGTATTTTTAAAGTGTACTGCGTAAAAGCGTCTTTTTGTGCCTCGGTTCCAATCGAGTCGTATAAACTCATAAGCTGATCATCGCTGATCATAAGCTTACGAGCCAAGTGTCCGGACTCGTGTAAAAACACACCAAGAGGGTCCTTACCTATCTTGTTACGGTTAATGTATATTGCGTATGTGCCGGTCTCCCCATCTTCATGAAAAGACCCCTCCATCTCTTTATCAGAAAAAGGTGTACGATCCGCAACTACTAGCTTGAGGTCCTTCATTGCTTCCGGATTTAAAGCGTACAATCTGCTCATTAGATCAGTAAGCACATTGGTTGCGTTTTCCTGCTCTTCGGCACTTTCGTAATTGCCTTCGTTTATTACATGAGATGCAGCTCCCTCTGCGTCATTAAAAGAGTTAAACTTATTTCTAAAGCCTGCGAGATTTACGATACCAGTCTTTCCTGTTTCGGTATTCTCTACATTCTCGTAATCAAACGGTGTACTAGTTAGATCTAGATTGCGGGTAGACGCTACCTCATATCCGCCCCCAAGAAGACCAGGCCCTAAACCTACGATTCCTTCAGCGACGATTGCATTGTGATCCCAACCTTCACCTGGTTCTTTACTCCATGCCTGCCCAAGAAACTCACCACCCATACCCAGCGCAGCGTCTGTACCAACTTCAAGACCGGCATTACCCGCTCTTTGGAAAGCTGTAAATTTTGGATAGGTCTGCTTTGACCTTTTCCACGCAGCCCCGTCAATTAACTTACCGCCTTTAATTGCGTTACCCCCATGATGCAAAGCAGCAGCAACGCGGCCCCCCATTAAACCCGAAACGGAGTCTAATAATGCAATAGGGAGACCTTTTTTTAACGCCTTTTCTTTTATCGCGTCTCTTGTAATTTCATTATTCCAGGCGGCGGCGAAAACCTTCGGGTTTTTATAGTCGATATTTAACTCCTGCATGCCCTCAAGAATCATACCTGAATATTCAAGAACGAAAGATGCGACACCCCAGTTAGCCCTAGCTGCTAAACTAGCACCGGATACTGCCCCACCTGTAACTGTCACGGGTGCTAGAGGTCCACCGGCTAACCCTGCTGCACCACCTACGGCGGCTGCTCCTGGTATAGTTTTAAAACCTGTTCTTACATACGCAGGTAAAAAGGATGAAAGGGACTCTACGAATAACTCAGGTATCGCTTCTGTATTATCAAAAAGTAGATTGCTTACAGAATCCCAAAAACCTTTGGATTTATACTGCTGAAACTTTTTAGCTGCTGAACTTGTAGGTATTTCACCAAGCTCTTCCGATATCTCAATAAATTTCTCAAAATCTGATTGGTCGGCTGCGTTGGTGAAGAAATCGTATGAGTATTCGCTCATCTCATTCATCTTCAAGCCGCGGCGAAATGCATTCGCGATGCTTTCGGACATCCTGGAAAAGAACCCTTTTTTCTCCGTCTGCTCAACAATCTCATCGGTTAAGCCGAACTCGGCAGCAAGCTGTATAGATTTATCAAAAGCGGCTTTAGAGCTTTCCATAGCGGCCTTATCTGATGCTTTCCTACCGTTAGTAAGCCAGTTTATTTGGGCGTCTTCGTAATTACTGTAACTACCGCGGACCGCCTGCATAACTTTAGCCATGTTTAGCGACTCTTCACCACCTAAGTCATTAAAGGCCTGCTCAATAGGTACACCTTTGTACTCTTTAATCCCCAGCTTTTTCATCTCGTCAATATCGAGCAGATCCACATCTTTTCGAGATAACCCAACGGGGCGTCCGTCCAGCAAACCGTTTTGGGAAAATAATATTCCGCGATCTCTCAATTGACGGTCTCGGGCTACGGTCTCGCGACGGCTCATAAAACCGTCGATGTCTCCGCGCATCGCAGCTTCCAACCTTTTTTGCTGTCTCTGAGTATTACTCTCTATGAAACCTGGGGTTTTTGCTCGCGGATCGGTCTTTTCAAGATTTATGATTTCGCCGGTGTTCATGTCGGCGATCGGAGCTTCAAACTGGAAACCGTTTAATAACTGATCAGTAGCTCTCTTACTTCTAGGCTTTGCGGACCGTGTTTTTAACTTTTGATCCATTTGCTCGCGCATAGGGATCGGGATGCTGGTCAAACTCTCAAATAACTTATACTCTTCCTGCTTGGCTTGGTCGGCTACAGCTCTTCTTCTTTCTTTTTCAGATTTTAAGCGTAAAAACTGGTCGCGAATACCGTTGGGCTGATTCCACCCGACATACTTACCTAGTCTAGCCTTAGCTAGCTTTTTAGATTCAGACTCACCGCCAAAAAAGCTGTCCTCTTCCTGACTTAATTTTAAATCGTTTTGATAGAGAGCGTCTAAACTGGCGGCATACTCATCGTCGCTTTCAAAATCACCAAACTCATCAAACTGTTTGTAGAAAGGTAGAAATTTACTTTCCTTAAACTCGTCGTACAGCTTTTCGTAATGCTTGGCCGATCTTTCGTTCTCTCTTGCAAACTGACTGATCTGACCATGATACTTTTTGGTTTGGTCATACACATCAAGACCTTCATCAAAAGGGTCCTGATAATTTGACTGTGGGGCTTCCTCTATTTCAGGCTGTACATACTGGGGCTGAACGACTGAGCTCTGTTTTCGCTGTATCTGCCCACCAAAGGGTTGATACTGCCTTTGTACCGGCTTACTTAAAAATTGCTCAAATCCTGAGCCTTCACCTTCAGGGCTGTAATCGTTCGCTCCTAAATCAACTTGATCGTCAATCGACATGGCTGATCTGGGTTACCCTAGTTGATCTAGTAAAGACTGTGCTCTGTTTAGTCTTCCGGTCACCCGGTCTATTGAAGGTCCGAGGCCCTCTTCCAAAGGCCCCAGCCCTCTTTTTTTTCGGAATTTATTTAGCTCACTTAGGCGCTGTTCTTGGGGTAGGCTTTGTAAAACTTTCATGCCTTGATCAGCTCCAGGAGTATCGGTCTGTTGATCAGGAATATAACGGTCTAAGTTTTTCTTTTGTGCTTGGTTACTCAGATCATTTTGTCGGGTCTCAAAAAGTTGATTATTTAAGTAAGCTCCTCGAATACCGCCTTGTTTTTCAATATCATGTTTAGTAAAGGTTCTGTCTCCATCGCGGTGGTATTGGAAAGGGTTGTAAGGCTTATCTTTGTTTTTTAATGCGGCTCCGTAATTTCTATAACCAATTAATTTAGGTTTTCCGTTTTCAGTTCCATATACCGGCATCAAGCGGTCAAAGTTTGAATCATCAGCCATTGACTTTGGTTTTGGTGTATTTCTACTGTTCCCTCTATTCTGTTCAAAGCTCCCTGCTGTTTTTGAAGGAGTCTCCCCATACAAATCAAAGGGGTTTACTTGTTTAGTTAGCTCGGTCTCTCTCTGGTTCCATTGTTTTCTGACTGGGTTTTCTGCCCTTGCCTGTTGGTATTGTGCAGCACGATCGGCTATTCTACCGTCCCACTCGGCCCTAGCTTCATCCCTTGTTTGAGCAGGCATAAAACCAACTTCTTTTGATGTTTCCATCTCCATGTCCGCAGGTAGACCGGGTTGGGTCATACCTAATACAGGAACACGGGGGCTAGTATTAAGCTCCATGTCCGCAGGTAGACCGGGTTGGGCTGGGACTACAGTTCCATCAATAATTGGTTGTAAATCTCGGTACTTTGGTTGATTCGCTAGCTGATCAAACACACTAGGCTCTTGATTTTCCGGAGCTATGGGCTGCGTTCCTGCATTTGCCGCGTTGTAGCCTGGAGCAATACCAAAAGTTGGGTCATAAGCCTCGCCGGTAACGCCTGCATTAATCATGTCCGTCTCAGACATAAATCTTGAGGGGATGAACCCTCCAGCTTCTCCTTGGCCGGGAACTATGATGTTATTAGACGCAGGTGCTTCTTGCTTTTGCTTGGGGCTGTAAAATTCAACATAACGCTTACGCATCTCGCGCTTTTCATTTTCTGGCAGTTCAGACCAGAGACGACCATCGGCACGACCAGTGGGGCTGTACTTCTCCCACATCTCGGCTAATACATTTTCTTGATGAGCCCGACTAGCGTTCATACTGTCCTGCTTTTTCTGAGCCGCTATCTCATTTTGAGTTCTGCGAATAGCTTCGGATTTTTCAATTCTAGCCTGCTGGTCATCTTCTCCAAAAGCATCCTGCGAGGTTTTTCTCGCTGCTTTAGCTGCTGCGGCAGTTCCGGATGGCTTCGGGTTAGGATTATCCAAGGTTTGGGCGGGAGCGGGAGCGGGAGCGGGATCTGTGACTGCGGGTTTTACTGCCTCTTTTTGATCTTTCGATCGGTAGTCGGGTTTATACACCTTGCTTTTAGCACGCTCTTGTAGATATTCATCATCGGTAAAAACATCTTTAGGAGTTTCAGACCCCTCAAGTCCGAAATCTAACCCGCTCATTTTTTCTAAATCAAAAAGGCTCGGCTTTGCACCAGGTGCAATTTTTCTAGGCGGGTTGTATGTGGGGTATAAATCGGAATGTAAACTATTCCCTAGAAAATTTTGGGTAGCATTTAAAGCGCTTTCAAAAAAACCTGGGTTGTAATCAATCTCGCCGCCTTCTGGTATACGCCCTGGAAAGAGTTCATACACAGAATTAGCACCCTGTTCTTCAGCGTATGCTTGTAAAGCTTTACGCGCTACCTCGGGATTTTCTTTTAACCAGCGAGAAGCTATAAAGGCATCCATCTTACCATCGCGAAGAACTTTTTCGTAATCCATAGCAAAAGAGTAGATATACAGAATTACGGTCTCAACCGCTTGTGATTCTTCTTAAGCGATGAAAGAGGTACCCGCATGAAGCCATCCGGGCATAAAAGGCTCGGGTTTTTATGAAGCATGCGGTTTGTAATCTTCTTCTTTTTCGGGAGCTGATACTTACTAGCCTGATCAATATTGTAGATAGCGATGGCGGCAGCCAAAACATGATCATCGTGATGGCCCGGGGCCGCTTCCGGCTTACCGCGGTCATTTATGATGAAAGTCTTGAGCTCTTTTAATACATCAATATCAGGAATATCAAAGTTTTCATCGATCAATTCAGATGCCATATGATCAATGATGGTCTTTCGGGTAATTTTATCGGTAGACCAACCAAAGCTTTTTTCAACCATACCCATGGAATCATTATATTTTCTTCGGCGATACACGCTTAACCCCATCTCCAGCAAATATTTTAACAACGCCAAACCGGAATTATTAACCTCAGGAACCACGAAGGCGTTTCCATACCAGCGAGCCGCTCCCTCAACCTCATGAGCAAGGATTCCTATATCCAATCTACTATGATGTAATGCCACCAAGCGAGGAACATGCCAGTCACCATGCCAGTCTTCAAAGGGTGCCTTCCATACTTGCACAGAGTGAAAATCTGGATCCGCCGCTAAACCCTGCATTTGCTGATCCTCGCCCGTACATGTATCAACCGAGATAATATATCGGGAATCATACTCTGGTTCCTCATAAACTTTCCACATACCACCCTTGTCAGGTGTAAAACTGCCCGATCTTCCATCATTCTGGACGCTCATGGTACCAGTTTTAAATTTTATCTTTTCCGCAGCCTTCATCATGTTTTCCACATTCGCCACATGAAAACGCGGGCGGGAGGACATTAAGAAACACTCATCAGGATCACTCGGGTATTCCTGACGGAATTTGCTGATATCACCATTACATTTGTCCTGAAGAACACGGCGACGCCAATGAAGTTGTTCATAATTTACCCCGAACCGCTCCATTTCCGACTTCTCATCCTCGGTCATCGTGTCGATAAAACCCTGTTTCATCGACTCGTTTTCAAAAGGTGTCGATGAATCATCAAATTCATACCATGCCGCAAAGATCTTAGCCCATTCATTGTCCTGAACCCAGGTACGATAGAACCAGCCGTTTGGACCGTTCGGGGTGGAATCAGCCACAACCAAGGATATATTATCCCCGTCATATAATGATTGAAGATATCCCAAAGCAGGATCCCGCTCACCCTGCATAGGCCAAAATGCAACCTCTGTCATATTGCCAACCTGGATGGTACCGGATCGACCCGCATTTTTGGAACCCGCGGTTTCCTTTCCGTAATTACTACGGCTTTTTAATTTGATCAAATCCGCAAGGCTGCCACCCTCGGCCAAAGACCCTCCGCTTTCGTCCCATGGAAAAAGGTCGTATTCCGCATATCGGCGGTAAATTTCAAAAACCTTATCACTGGTGCCACTAATGTCACCCATCAGACTACCACTCAAATTCTCATGCTTGCGCATATGGTGATATGTCAAAGCCTGTGCACATGTACTCGCTCCCTTTTGACGGGGCTTAAGGATGATCATTTTACACGGCCTGTCCTCGATCTGACATTTCCGGTAATGGGCGAACATCCGCTTTTGAAGCGTGTTAGGCACGGGCTTTATATCCCTGCCCCGCTTGTCCTTGATTACGCCAAAAGTGCTAAACCAGACTTCGGGATCTATACGGATTAAATCTTGAAGTTGCTCGGAGCTTTCCATTAGCACTTCCAGCGACGGCGGGCGGCTTTACCTCTCTCGCCAGTCCAGCTTTTGGACCGGGCACAAAATGCTTTGCGTCGCTTAGCCGCTTTACTACCAGGTTTTACCTTACCCGTGACAGCAGTCTTAAGCTTGGATCCGGGGTTAGCCTTGCGATATGCCGCTACACCCTTCTTTGTCATACCAGCACCAGCCTTGACAGTTCTGTAGTTAGCCCCTTTTCCCTTCGTGGTCTTTCGGATAGGTTTACTCGGTTTTCTTTTTGCAGGCATTATTTCTTACCTCTCTTTCGGATTGATGATGTTCGTTTTCCCATACCTACCCTCTTCTTCTCCGCTACAACGGCAGCCTTACGCTTGCCGACGCCTTTCCAGGTGACCGGAGTCTTTTTTGAAACTTTTTTGCTCGGACGACACTTCTTTACTCCCTTGTTTTTTGACGATCCACACGGGTTCCCTTTTTCGTCCTTCCACTTTTCTTTGAACCAACGCTTTAATGCCGCGCCCTTAGCTGTCTTTCGAACCGCCATCTTTACTTCTTTCTTCCAGCACCTTTCTTTCGACACTTGGCAATAGCACCACTCGCATATGCACTTGGGAATACCTTGTAGCTTGCTTTTACTTTTTGATAACAAGCGTCTTTCTTGGTCTTTGTAGAACTAGACTTTTTGGCGGGTTTCTTTTTTCTTGCTGGCATGATTTAGCTTGTTTGCGATTATTCGACGGATCCGAAGCGATTCGTCCGAATTTATAAATTTTATGTGCTCCAGGCTGTGCATCACTCGTCCTCCTCCTCCTCCTCCATCTCGAAGTCAGCTTCAAACTCTACATCCGTAGTGCAAAATCTATCGGTTACAGCCAATGCAATCTCAGCCATTTCATGATCTTCAAGGTCAGACTCCTCCCACCACCGGACAAATACCGATGCTAATTCTCGTTCGAACTTTTGCGAGGGTCCAAGGTCTTTAGTCATAATGATCCGCCTTTCAGGTTTGCGGCGGGAGATACACCTGTTCCAGGTTTAGTGCTGTAAAAGATGTGGTCTTTATACTGTCCTAGCTTTCTTATTTTTGGGCTTTTGGACCATGACGGGGATACTTTATCGGTGTGATAATGGTCTGCGTCCTTAAATTTATTCAAATGTTCTGGCAGGTCTTCGTCTGCAACTTCGTAAGCCTGTAAAAACTGAGAATCGTTGGAATCTAAACTCAAAGACTCCATATAGGGCCGATTAGAGTCGTCTTTATTCCATGCACTGAACTGTTTTGGCTGCCGAGTGACTTCTTCGATGGTTCCCGGCCACTTTTTGTCGGCCGCTCGATTCTTTATGGTCTGCATAATCAGACGCATACCGTCTAAACCCTGGTTTCTGCCCTCGCCTGCCGCGGTTCTGCTAAGTTCTAACCGTTCTTCATCTACTAGCTTGTCTAAAGTCTGGGTTTCTAGCGGATTTACATCGTCTTCGTTGTAAACATCAACAACTCGACGCGGTTCAGAGGTCACAAAATACTCTTCATACCGCTTATCCATCGTTTTCGATCTCCATCGGCACTTCTTTTACCGATTCAGCGTAAACATCGATAATTTCGTTCAAATCCATGCCTGAAGTACGAAATCTAGCCATGATATCAGCAGGAGTTGCGGCTTTTGAGGCTTCGTTATTGACCGTAATCTCCGCTCTAGTGGCGGGTTTACCGAAACCGTACTCCAACATAAGCTTTGCGGCTGCAATACGGACGGTATGGCAAGGGGTTTCGGCATACTCCACACCTCTTTCTCCATCTGCACGGTTTCTTCGGACGGTTTGATTGGCTTTTAACCCTTCTCGAAGTGCATTCATAGCCATTTCAAAATCATCATCATGGATGAATTTATGAACATCTTCTCTTAATCGTGTGATTTGCTTATTACCCATGTCGTAAAGGAGTCCTCATTGATATACAGAGTACAATTTTGGTACCCCCCTTACCACCGGTTGGGGGGTGCCTGATCCAAGTTACATGAGCTATTCGATTGCTCCTCATATTCTCAATATTTGAGATACAAGACAGTCTACCCCTCATTTTTGATGAACAAAAGGCTTTGAGAGTCGCTTTCCAAAAAGACACTTTTTTATTTCTGCGATCACCGGTTGGGGGTGTCAGAAAACAGCAGCGGAAGACGATTATTTGCTAGATATACCAGGCTAAATCTATGTTCTAGCAGCTAAAAACTTAAATTTAAACAATCTTGCTGTGTTTTGCCTGATATATCGAGCCCCCCAAGGATCCTTTTTTATTTCTGTGATTGATAGGCGATTGCGAGTGGTAGTGAT